GGTATCTGTTTCAAATCCAATTTCTCCTGCTGCCAAAATTGGGTCTGCGTCAGTCCATTGCTGTGCAGTACCTCTGCGCTGTTGCATTCTAGTTGCCATTTTATATTCTCCTTATGGGGGCTGCCCAATTACTTATCTTATTATAACATCAATTTTAATTGAAATTATCTACTACTGAACCACCGTCAAGTGTGAGAGCAAAAGTTGTTGTACTTGGGCCTCCACCATCGACTGCTGTTCCTTGTGGACTGTTAAAACTTCCGCCTTCACGGAATGTTGAAACAATAAACCCAGTGCCATCAATTGCTGTATCGTGAATGTGCTGTGGCAAATTCAATGTATCATCAATTGTTGCTTGTGTGTACCATGATCCTTCATAATAGAAATTTACTCTATTTGTTAGAGTATCTAACCATTGTGTACCATTAGTTGGTGAAGAAGGAGCAGTTGTGCCTACAGCCATAGATCTTGCATCTACATACTCCTTGGTTGTTGCATGCTCTGCAAGAGTTGGTGCTCCTACTGTTACTGCATCTCCGAATATACCGCCGTTAGTTACGACTAGTCCATTCTTGACCTTGAAGTCTTTATCTACTGTTGCCATTTACTACTCCTTCTTCCAACTATTTTTATTTTTTGTTACGCAATAAGTGTTCCGAGAACAGTAACTGTTGAGTTATTGTTAACAGTTGTTACACGAAGTCTTGCATCTGTACCTGAAATATCTGCTGATACTGTAGATGCTGAACCATTGGTTGTAACATTTCCGTATTCAGTGATTGCGATATTATCGTTGACATCAAGTGTCATAAGTACCTTTGAGATTTCTGTGTGATCTCCGTATGCTACCTTAACTACGAACTCTGCTGAACGGTAGTCAGCCTTAGCCCATGAGATTCCTGTAGCAATACCTGCTGTTGCAACAGTTACCTGGTTTGCAACCTGCTTTGTAAGGTTATTGATGATTACTGCATTTGGATAAATATCTGCTGCAGATACTGCATCAATTGCTCTTTCATCTGTGAAGTAAAGGTTTCCTGTACCTTCCGCAAGATCGTCAGTGTCAGAATCTGCTACACCGTTTTCTGCGGTAATAGTAAGTCCTGCACCTGTTCCTGTGATTGTGATGTTTGTAAGTGAAGCACCAGTCAAAAGATCTGCTGCTGATGTCTTAGCACGAGAATCTGTGAAGTAAAGATTTGTTGAACCCTCTTCAATGTCATCTGTGTCAAGAAGATCGATCTGGTCTCCAATTGTTCCACCAACAGCGTCAATTGCTCGCTGGTTTGTGAAGTAGAGATTTGTTGTGCCTTCTGCTACATCGTCTGTGTCAAGAGCATCTGCATAATCCTTTGCATTCTGCTCTGCAGTTGCTGCTGAACCTGCTGCATCATATGCTGCTGAGGTAGCATCAAGTGCTCTTTGGTTTGTGAAGTATAGGCGTGAAGCATCTTCTGCTACATCTGCTGTATCAAGACCAGTTACAGAAATTGTTGCTCCTGTAATGTCAATGTTTGATCCTGCAGTTAATGTATCCTGCTTGCCTGCTGCAACATTTTCAAGATCAGCAATGATATCTGGATTGTTCTCAAGGGCTGTTGCCAACTCTTGAATTGTATCTAGAACTGCTGGAGCAGAGCCAACTAGGTCTGCTACTGCTGCATCTGCATAATCCTGTGCTGCTGTCTGAGCAACGCTAATTTCTGTGCCTGTCTTGTATGCTGACCAAACCTCTGTTGAAAGGTTAGAAGCATCATTGATTAATCCATCTGCATAGTCTTCTGCATTTGATTGTGCTGTTGAAGCAGAGCCTGCTGGGTCATATGCTGATGAAGTTGCGTCAAGCGCTCTCTGATTTGTGAAGTAGAGGTTTGTACCTTCTTCAATATCTGATGTTGTGAGTGCATTAATCGCATTTGTAGCAAATGTTTCTGCTGCTGTCTGTGCATCTGATGCTGATCCTGCTGCATCGTACGCAGAGTTGGTTGCATCAAGTGCTCTCTGGCTTGTGAAGTATTGGTTTGTTCCTTCTTCAATGTCTGAAGTAGTAAGAGCATCGATTGCTGTTGTGATGTCTCCATCTCTTGCAATGTCTGAACCTGCAGCAATTGTAAGGTTACCAGCAGTTACTGTAAAGTCATTTGCATCAACAGAGTTGATAAGTGTTTCTCCACCAATAAGGTCGAGAATGTATGCATCTCCTGCACCCTCTGTAAGGATGTTCTCTCCGTTGATTGTACCTGTTGCACCCTCAACGACGAGTCCTTGCTTAATCTTAAAATCTTTATTTACTGTTGCCATTTTTTATATCTCCTTTTATTATGCCTTAAGTCCCATACGTGCGAAACGTACAGTGACTGGCTTGATCGCAGAATCTGGAGTGACTGTTAAAGCCACGGTATTTCCAGTGCGAGAGACATCAATGGTGCCAATATTCCCATCATTGTCGATAGTGCCGTACTCGCTGACGTTTACATTTGTACCGTCAACAAGAATTGTTAATTCAGTTGCGTAGAACTTATTGTCCCCTGCTGTGGTCTTTGATATTGAAACAATATACTTGACCATACGCCAAACTGTAGCGTCAAAGTTATCAATAACAGTTACGTTCTCAATACCATTGATTGTATTTTCGTTATTACCCGCTGATCCCAAATCTGTTGATTGGGAAGAAAGGGTATCGATTAAATCTACATAATTTTCTTGAGTAGGTCTATCACCTGTTTGGAATAGACTCTTAACTCCTGGAATTGATATTTTAGCCATGTGGTAATTATAACATGCTTTTAATTAGATTAATTAAAGAATATAGTTGCTGTAGCCAATAACCTGTAGTGGAATTGCTGGGGTATTTCCTAAGCCCAGTGCTTGCACCTGTATTGTTGTAAATTTAACCCTAAAAGGCAAAACATCGCTTACAACTGTGTTTCTTGTAAAGTCTTTTACCTTAACCAATGGATAATCTATTGGAAAAATTCTTTTTGTTTTATTGTTTAGTTCATCAAGTATTAATGCTGTTGCCATTAATCTGTTACATCTTCAAGAATCTTCATGCTGCCCTGACAAACTGTCCAAACTCTTGTAGGGTCTGTCAATTGAATATCAAAGATGTCTCCTGTTTGTAAGACATTAGATTCTTCTGCTGTAAGCCAAACTGTAAACTCTCCAACTAAGTCATCTTCATCTGCTGCTGGAGTTAAAGCCATAATTGTTACTGCATCATCTGTAATTATCCCAGGGGTTGAATTAGGTCTCTTAATCTTCATGGAAATGACCCACTCAGATCCCTCGCCTTTTAGGACAAGCGGTGCCTTAGCATCATCTGTTACATAAACCTTAAAGCCAGATGTGTCACCACGAACCACAGTCCAAATAACTGTTGGTGGCTTATTTCCAATATCATATGATCCTGACGATCCACGTGTTGTTGCCATTATTAGATTATACCATTCATTAGGATAGACCAGCCTTGAGTGCTCCCCAAGTTCCGTTTCCTTTTGCCTCTACAATAATTATTCCGTCTACCGCTGCATGTGCAACTATGCCAACTGCTCCATTTGCTGCAACATCGGATAGCCCACCTTCTGATCCAACATAAAGAACATCTCCATTTGTAAAAGCAGATGTATTGATACTTTCCATCACACCAGCAACAACGCAAATGCCTTGCTCTTCATCTTCCAGTTCTTGCTTGAGCAAACCTAAAATTGGTGAAGATGTTGTTGAGATGCATTTATCAACAGTTGTAGTGGTTGAGTATCCATTTGCATAAACAGGAGTTCCTGCTGGAAGGGTCTCACCGCTGGCATTAATTACAGAAATTTGAAATGCAGAAATGCCAAGTGGTGGCAAAACAATCTTAAGTCTGTCTGCTAGGGCTTTAATATCACCATGAACATTAACAGGATCAGTTGATTCTGGGAAAGGTAGGTTTAAAACACCATCATTAGTTGTTGCCATAATAAATTAATTATACCACGCTTAAACTTGACTTTAGGGGCAAAAGTGGGTAAAATTATGTTATACTTATCAGTAGACACCTACCAAGGTGTTATTGTTTTCTAAGGAGGAAACTATGATGAACGAGAAGTTAAAAGAACAAGTAATCATTGGAATACTTACGGTGACTGGCATGTTTGCCGTTTTTTCAAATAATGCTAATGCAGTAACGGTTACACCAAATAGTAAAAGTGAACAGGTGCAGCCTACGATAGCCCCTTCTGGGGCTTTTTTGGTTTCTAAGACTGCAAATCTTAGCAAACTTACAAAGTATGTTAGCCATGACTCATTGACAGATAAAGAACTCAAGGATCTGCTATATCAAGTTGGTTTTAGAGGAAAAGATCTGACAGAGGCTTGGGCTGTAGCCAAGAAGGAAAGCAATGGTCGTCCATATGCTTTTAACAAAAATGGCAAAACTGGAGATAAGTCTTATGGCATATTTCAAATCAACATGATTAGAGATCTTGGACCAGACAGAATTAAGAAGTTTGGACTTAGCGACAACCAAGATCTTTTTAATCCAGTCATTAATGCACAAGTCGCTTTTTGGATGTCTAAAGGTGGCCAAGACTGGTCTTCCTGGCATGGTATTACTGCCAAAACAAAAATGTGGATTAAGAAGTTTCCGCTTTAAATCCTTTGTCTAACATTTTGCTGTAATAGAACTCAGCATAGTGTAATTGACGGTGAAGCCCTGGGTGTGGAGTACGAGTAATACTCTTTCCTGGGGCTTCTCCTATTTTATGATAATCATAGCCATAATCAAATACATCTGGGTGCTGATCTAAATAATCTTGATGGCATCTTGCAGAGTCCCACCCTTTCATCTTATAAAACGGCAGTAGCCCATCAACCGTTTTAGGATCTATATAGAACTCAAAGTGAGGAGGGAAGTCTTTACGCACCTGATCTTGAACATAACTATCAAAATTATCAATCAGGAATTGTTCTTGTTCTTCTGATAAGGAGTTTGTCCATGTTGACCAAATCAAAGTGATGTCGTTGACTCTACAGAAAGCCTCCAGCATTTGTATATGGTTTAGGTTGTTTTGATATACCCACTCATAGGGTATTGTTGCTGAATAATCCCAGGGAGCAGAATCTTTTGTCTTCCTTGGTTTATTGCCCAAACAATAATCAGTCATCTTAGATCCATCACCCGAAACAAAGTAAAACCTTTCAAGTGGAGCAAAGTTACAAACAACATACTTAGGCAAATAATCATACTTGTTGATCATGCCAAAGAAACTAGAAATAATTTGATTTACAGACCCTCCACTATATGAGATATTTCCAACTTCTAGTCCTGTCATACCTGAAAGTATGTTAGACCACCTTAGATCCACTGGAAGACCCTGACCTAGCGTTATAGAGCATCCTAGGGCTACTACTGGGGGTTTGCTTGCAAACTCTATAGATCGAATACCATCTGAATTCCAACAATAGTTATATTCTTTTCTTGGAACTTCTGCATGGGTTACAAGTATGTCAGATACGGTCACCTCGCCTGGTCTTGGATGAGAAATTATTCCAGGTTTAAATATATTAAATAGCATTAATATATCCAGTTCTTCTTTTTAATACTTTTGTATTTTTTATATTCTTTATATTTAAAAAATATGCGATATATAAAGTTAATTACCATTTGCCAAGCGGACATGTTGCTTCTTCTAGTTTAACTTTAAGGTGCATCAAACAGCCACACTTTGCACACTGCTTTGTTAAAGAAATAAACTCTGGACACCAGTTACAGATGTCATATCTTTCTTTAGCAACTTCATCATTTGATCTTGGCTTATTTGGATTTAGCAAATCCCAAGGCTTAACAGATTTTTTCAACATGTGCTCCTTTTTAAAAATTATAGCATATTGCTATTTGTTTGTAAAGAGATCCAGTTGTAGGTTTTTTGAATACCATCTTTAAGTGGCGCTGTATAGTCCCACCCTAAACGATGTCTAATTAAATCATTATTAGAGTTTCTACCCCTAACACCTGTAGGCCCATCAATATGGACAACATTTATGTTTTTATTTTCTACAGCACACGCTATTTTAACTAAATCATTAATACTAACCATTTCCTCAGAGCCGATATTGACTGGTCCAGAAAAATCTGACTCCATAAGTCTTCTTGTTGCCTCTATGCACTCATCTATATATAGGAATGATCTTGTCTGTTCCCCATCCCCCCAGATTTCTATAGAATCTTTTGCCTGTATAATCTTTCGACATATTGCTGCTGGTGCTTTTTCTTTGCCGCCATCCCAAGTTCCTTCTGGACCAAAAATATTATGATATCTAGCAATTCTAACTGGTATTCCATTATTTTTTTGAAATGCTAAGAACAGTCTTTCGCTAAACAATTTCTCCCAACCATACTCACTATCTGGATCTGCAGGATATGCATCTGACTCTTTAAGTCCAGGGTTGTTGGTGTCTAGTTGCTTATAGTCAGGGTACATGCAGGCAGAACTGCTATAGAATATCTTAGTTTTATTAACTGAATACTGATTGTTAAACCTTGACTGTGCTCTCAGCAAGTTTAAGTTTATAAGTGCAGAGTTTTCCATAATTTGTGAATCGTTTTCTCCTGTAAAAATATAACCTGCTCCACCCATGTCTGCAGCAAATTGATAAATCTCATCAAAAGGCTCTACTATGCTGTATGGTATTTCTTTATAAAAGTTTCCAGCATACCCTTTAAATAGAATAACCTTATTCATGTTATCTTGTTCAGAAAGGTCACGAACAATAAACTCATCTGCCTGAGTTTCTGAAAATTCTGGGTGTTTAATATCTACCCCTCTTACCCAATAGCCTTCACTCTTAAGTCTTTTAACCATATGACTTCCAATGAATCCACCTGCTCCTAAAACCAATGCTTTTTTCATTATTACTTTATCTCCTGATCATTTTGTATTTGTTTTTCCCAAAATTCTGCTATATGTAGTTGTTTGTGCACACCAGGATGAGGCCAATGTGCACCAGGCCCTTTTAATCTTCCATAGTCATATGCAAACTTATGATAATCATATCCGTAGTCAAATATTTCTGGGTATTGATATTGATAGTTTTTGTGACATCCATTCCAGTCTATCATTGCAAAATGAGGAGTTAGTTCAGACACATCATTGACGACAACACCTAGTTCAAAGTTTGCTGGAAATTCTTTTTTAGTTGTATCTGGTACATAGTGTCTAAAGTTATCTTTTAAGAATTGCTCTTGCTCTTCTGACATTCCATTTGACCAGCAGGACCAATACAGTTTAATGTTATTGGATTCACAAAAGGCTTCTAGCATCTTAATATGATCTAGGTTTTGATAGTAAACCCATTCGTAAGGTAAGATTTCTTCGTAGTCCCATGGGGCAGTTGCTTTTGTTTTTTTAGCCTTATGATTGATATACCATTCATGCATGGCTTCTCCATCTGGACTTATAAAATAAAACCTTTCAAAATTAGCAAAATGTGCAATAACAATTTCTGGCTTATACTGATATTGATGGATCATTCCAAAAAAACTAGAAACTAACTTGTTTGCAGCAGCACCAGAATAAGATATATTTCCTACTGGAAGACCAACCATGTCAGAAAGTATGTCTGTCCATCTAAGTTCTTCTGGTAATCCTTGGCCAAGTGTGATAGAACAACCTAATGCCACAACTGGTGGTTTTGTTGAAAACTCTATCGATCTAAGACCGTCACTATTCCATTTGTAGTTATACTCATGTCTTGGAACTTCTGAGTGAGTAGCCAGAATGTCTTGCATTCCAGAATAATCTTTTTTTGGATTATTTCTATCAATACCCATATGAGGTATAACTCTAGGACTAAATATATCAAATAGCATCAGTAAATTACCTGTCCCCTTTTTATTTTTCGGTATTTACGCCACATCTTAAACTTGTAAACAATTCTTTTTAACATTTAGACTCTGGCCATTCTCTCCACCACATTTTTCTTCCTAGTTCTAGTGGGTAACCTATCCAAGAATATGGCACTGCCTGTGCTTTTTGTGGATTGTCAAAAAAATCCCAAGTCTCAATCCCTTTTTGATTTCTGTTTCTATGAATATATGCAGTGTATGTACTTCCAGAAGTTCCAACGAAGTTTGTAGCGTTATGTAAAACTAAGTTACAAATCAAACCAAAGACTACCTCATCTTGAAATGGCAATGCCATGAAATCATCTCTGAAGTTGTTGACTATGTACTCATCCAATAAAATAAAACGATGCTTATTATCTTGAACCATTTTATGTCCTGGTTCACAAGTAGAAACAACAATTGGCAAATCATTTTTAGAAAACTTATCTAACCAACCCTCAAACATATCTTGAGTAGTCTCAAACATCTTAACGTGATCAGAAAGTCGCAGATGCATCCCTTGAAAGTTTCCAAGAGACTTTGCTATCTTATTTGCTAAATCTAGATATGGCTTTTTAAATGTAACGGACGATATAGCCTTATTCAGTTGTGGACTTCTCTTATAGAAAAATCTTGAATACCACCCTAATGTTAATTTTAAGTGTAGCGTTGTATTTAATGGCAGTTTCTGTCTACCTTCAGCAAAAGCAATCTCATCATCTGAGACACTAGTAGTGTTAGAATAATAAAAATTATTCAGTAGGTCTTCCACTAAAAATTCTTCTTGCTCAAACCTATCTATTTTTTCATTAATAAAGATTAGATTTTGATCAAAGTCTAGGAGATCCAATAGGTGTGGAAACTGATCTGGATTTGTAAAACCCTCTCTTTGCTGATTATAAAACCTGCTTGGAGTAAATATAGGAATACTACCTGTACTATAAAGTTTTGGATCACTGGCATACTTTGCGTAGTGGACTACAACGGGACTTTTGAGTTCACAAGATAATCCTGCTGCTAACTCAAGACTCATCACTTGATTAATTAATCCTGTGGGGTTATATAACTGAAAAAATATTTTATTCATTTACATTTTACTCATAGTTGAATTTTCATCATTAAGATTTTTTCTAATGTTTGTATACAGGTACTCTGGACCTTCTGTAAAATACCAATGCTCTGGTTCGCAATAAAAAAAGAAAGCATTACAGACTATGTTAGTCTCAGGATCTGGAAAGTCCTCTCGCCAGTGTTCTTGATCATTACCATAGGATATTACTGCTTCATTTTCTAATGGTGTAAACTTCTCTCCTTCTACATAAAAGTCCCATGGAGTTTTAGCAAATACCGTCAAGTTAATATGATATGTGCATGCATTATCATCCTTGTGTTTCCATAGTCTTGCCTCTGTACCCTCGTAGATGCTAAGTAAACACCAAGAAGGTTTTAGTGTTTCCGACTCAAACTCTTTTTTTGCAGTAGATAAAAGTTTGTTGTGAAAATACTTTAATGGTAGTAGATGTTCTGGAACCGATTTGCCCCATACAGCCCACTGATGTCTACCAAACCCTTTATCAAAAGTAGTTTTATCTCTTTGATAGATGTTATTAGCATAATCCTGTAAAACCTTAAAATCTGTTTCATTCAAAACATTTTTAATCAAGTATGGATCTTTCATCACGCCTCCTACTTATTGTGGGTTATAATGTCGCCTGCGATAATAATATCGCCTGGTTCTGCACTGAATGTATAGACTGCATCATTATTAGAAAGTATGTCAATGGATGTAATCTCTGTGTTGTTGTAAAGACCACTAGACTGATCATACTTTACAATTATATCTCCAACTTCTAATTCTGCTACCATTGCAAACTTCCAAGAATCTACCCCATTATCTACCTTATTAACAAGTATTGGGTGCTCTAAAGTAAATTGTGCTGATTTATCTCCATTGAAGTAAACAGTCTGAGTTTTGTTTAGTTCCTGAACATCAACAATTGTAGTAGTTGAGTTTTCAACAAAAGTTAGAGAGTCTGATGTCCAAACAAACATTTCATAATCTGGAGCATTGATATCAATTTCTGCATAAGATACAGTCATTACTTCATCTCCAATTTCAATATCTTTTGCTTGCTTAGCAAGAAGGTTGTTGTTTGAATCTACGAGAGTAGTCTTTCCAGTTATAGGATCTGTAACTTCTGTTCCAGCACCTGGAGCAAATCGAATAAATGTATTGGCTGAAATACACTTGACTCCATATGTTGTTGTTGAAAATGAATATACGGGAACTGGAGTTGGTGCAACAGGTGTTGGTGTAGGTGAAGGTGTAGGTGCAACAGGTGTTGGTGTAGGTGAGGGGGTTGGTGCAACAGGTGTTGGTGTAGGTGAAGGTGTAGGAGCAACAGGTGTTGGTGTAGGGATTGCGCTGCCACAACAAGCCCATCCTGATGGAATGCTGTACTGTGTAGATCCTCCTAGATATGTTAAACCAAGTTCAGAGCATGTCATAGATACTGGGTTTGTGATTGTTCCTGGACAACTTGGTAAAGATGCAACTGGTGTTGGTGTTGGCGTTGGTGCAGGAACTGGTGTTGGTGCTGGTGGACATTCCCATTGCTCTTGTGTAGGGTCGCATGACCAATAATATACTGCAACAGTTGTGGGACTTCCATTACAAACTCTTGTCTCATTACCGCTGAAAACCCAAGAACAGGCTGTTGGCGTAACAGGAGTTGGTGTTGGAACAGGAGTTGGAACTGGTGTTGGTACAGGAACAGGGGCAACAGGAGTAGTTGGTGTAGGGGTTGGTGCAGGAGTTGGTGTTGGGGCTATTGGTGTTGGAATTGGTGTTGGTGTTGCAACATAAACATAATAAGTAAAACTAATATTTATTTCATAGTCAACAAGTGTTCCTGCTAGAACAGATTGTGTTGCAATTCTATTATTTAAGTTTGAGTTTGACGTATTTGTTGATCCAGAGTTAGTATAGTTTAGTCCTGCATCCTGAAGGGCTGTTATTGCATCCGTATACGTTAATGTAGATAGGTCTGGTACTGCTACCATTCCTTTTGAAGATGCCCACCCAAACAAATTTAGCATCTTGGACCTACGCCGTCAAATCGCCTATAAGTAGCCAGGTATTTGTATCTGTTTTCAAAAGCACACACC